TAGAGATTTATGATGCTAAACATGATGGTAGTTTCCCACATTGGTTAATTGACCTTTTAAACAATAGAAAATATCCATCTATAAAGCTTTTACAAACGTATAATTCCAGATAAAAGATAATATAAATAGATAATACTATGAATAGTTATGCAATAGCAATGTGTATTATGATACTCGTATGGTATGTTTATGCTGTGTACAAATAAAAGGAGTTTGATGTATAATGGGATTTAAAGGAATGATTATTATGGGTGTCATAATGGCTACTATGGCAGGTGGATTTTATTTTTATTATAAGGATACGCAAAATCGTATTCAAATATTAGCGAAGAATAATGCTAAATTAGAAACAGCAGTTCAAACGCAACAAACGGCAATAGACACTCTACAAAAAGATGCAGAGAAGTTTAATAAATTAAATCAACAATTGCAAATTAATTTAGATGATGCTGAAAAGGAGAAAGACGCATTATATAAAAAATTACAAAGACATGATTTAACAAGACTAGCATTGAGAAAGCCAGGATTAATACAGAGGGTAATAAACAAAGCGACTAAAAAGGAACATAAATCTATAGAAGATTTAACTAAAAGACCAGTGAGGTAACACATTATGGAAATAAAAGCAGCATTATTAGTATTAGGATTAATTTTTGGAGTAAGCGGTTGTTCTTGGTTAGGTGGAACAAAAGATTTAAATATAAAAACTATTCAAGTTAATAGAAATATTCCTATTCAACCTTGGCCGAAACCAATATCAATGAATGGAATACATTTTTATGTAGTAACAGAAAAGAATTTGGAAGATTTTAAACAAAAGTTTTTAAAGAAAAATTCAGAGTTGGTATTTATTGCGATGTCTGTAAGAGATTACGAAAATCTTGCGTTTAATGTTCAAGATGTAAAACGATACATCAAACAACAAAAGGAAATTATTATATATTATGAAATAGTAGCAGAAGACACGAAGAAAGAAAGAATAAAAAAAGAGGAAGAATAAAATGGAACTAGATATAATAGCATTAGCAATGAAATTTTGGCAATGGTCAATAGTGATTGCCTTAATAATATTAGGTTGTGTTGTTAACCTATTTGATAAAAATAACAACAATAGAGTAAATTTTAAATATACAGAAATGCCTCATATGAGACCATTACCTATAAAGACAAAAGGTAAAGGTTTCTGGAAAGGTATCCTAATGTGGTTATTTGGTGTAAGACATTGGGAGATTGCAAAAGATTTTACTTTCGAACTTGAAGGTAAAAAATATGTCATACCTAAAGGATTTGAATTTGATGGAGCTTCAATTCCGAAGTTTCTTCATACATTTTTATCCCCGATTGGCGTATTATTAATGGGGGGACTTGTACATGATTATGCTTACAAGTATCAAACCCTATTAATACGACCACCAAAGCCTGGTTTAAAGAAACAAACTATGGGTATCATAACTCAAAAAAGAGCAGACGAAATCTTTAGAGATATTGGTATAGAAGCAAACGGCTTCTTTATTATGAACTACTTAGCATACTGGTCATTAAGACTAGGTGGTTTTATGGCGTGGAATAAACATCGTAAAGTCAATGCTAAAATTAAGTAAATTAAAAAGGAGTAACCTTATGAACTGGATAAACGATAGACTTAAAGAAAGAACATCTTATGATGGTGCAACACTAATTGGATTTGGTCTTGTTGTTGTTTTTTTTAGTCCCCTTGCTAAATTATGTGCATATGGCGCTATAATTTATGGTGCATGGACTTTGATAACTAAAGAAAACTAAATTAATTAAGGAGAACTGCTAACATGTCGAATGGATTTATTAAAGGAAATGGTAATAATGTATCACCAGATAAGAAGAATTTAGATACAGCAATTGAATTCCTGCAACGAGACGTTGTAGAGATGAAAAATATTCATATCAGATTAGACAAAGCAATTACGAAGATTATAGATGTATCAAATTCTATTCATATCATGTTAGCAGTTCATGAAGAAAAGATTGAACGACAAGATGAAATTCTTAGTGATAATACAGCACAAATAGAAGAAAAAAGAAAAGAATTAGCAACCGATATTAAAGAACTTCATAGTAGAATTACTACAATTAATAGAGAATTATATGATAGGATTACTAATACTGAACAACATATTATAAATGAAAATCAGAAAATTCAGCAACAACTAAAGCAGCATATTGAAAGTTTAAAGGTTAACTTAAATGATAGAGTTAGCATTTTAGAAAAATGGAGATGGTTAATCATTGGTGGTGCAGTTGTAGTGGGATTCATATTAAATAAATTTATACAATTTTAATCTTGACTTTTTCTTTTTTTTCGTGTAATATTATAAGAAACGATTTATTATGTACAACCATATTGATATAGAATTCATGAGGAGATTAGCTCCTCAATTAGAACAATTTAAAGAAAAGGGAAATCATCTTTTTAATTTTCGATGTCCTTATTGTGGCGATTCAAAAAAGAGTAAAGTGAAAGCCAGAGGATTTGTTTTTCAAAAAAAGAATGATTTCTTTTTCAAATGTCATAATTGTTCAGTGGGAAAAATATTGGGAAATTTAATAAAATATGTGGATACAGATTTACATAAAGAGTATGTAATGGCAAGATATACATCTGGCGTTCATTCTTCTGAAAAACCAACATTTGATTTTAAACCACCAGAATTCAATACACACGACCAACTTATATTTGAAGATTTTTTATATCAACTTAAAACTTTTGATGATTTAAAAACTTCATCACACCCAGCAGTAAAATTTGTAGAACAAAGAAAAATTCCAAAAAAACATTATTCTCAATTATATTTTGCACCCGAATTTTTTAAATTTACGAATACACTTTTACCTAATAAGTTTCCATCACTTAACGGCGACCACCCAAGATTAATTATTCCTTTTTTTGATAAGGAAAATGTTTTCTTTGGTTATCAAGGCAGAGCATTTGGAAAAGAAAATCCAAAATATATTACTATAATGTTAAAAGAAAAAAATAAAATATTTGGTCTTGATAGAATTGATTCTAACCAACATATTTTAGTTGTTGAAGGCCCGATTGATAGTCTGTTTCTTGATAATTGTCTTGCTGTTGCTGGTGCAGATTTTAAATTAGATATTGATGAAAAAGATTATACGGTTATCTATGATAACGAACCAAGAAATGTAGAGATAATAAGAAGAATGGAAAAATCAATTGAACAAAATCAATCAATTGTAATTTGGCCTGACAATATTGAAGAAAAAGATATTAATGATATGATACTTTCTGGGAAAACTTCTGTTGAAATTCATAGAATTATAAGTAAGAATACTTTTTCTCATTTACATGCTAAAACTAGATTAATAAACTGGAAGAAAATTTAAGGAGATATAAACAAATGCAAAAAAACTTACCTACTCAATATCAACAATTTATTCATTTATCAAGATATTCAAGATGGATGCCTCAGGAAAATAGACGAGAAACATGGGAAGAAACAGTATCAAGATATTTTACTTTTTTTGAATCTTATTTACAAAAAATGCACAAATATAAACTGACAGATAAGTTGCAAAATCAACTGAAAGACTATATTTTAGACTTAAAAATTATGCCATCTATGAGATGTCTTATGACCGCTGGTGAAGCACTTGAAAAAGAAAACATAGCAGGATATAATTGTTCGTATGTCGCAGTAGATAAACCACAAGCATTTGACGAAATTCTTTATATTTTAATGAATGGAACTGGAGTAGGATTTTCTGTTGATAGACAATCGGTTAATAATCTTCCAGATGTCGCAGAAGAATTTCATCCTAGTGATACAAAAATAGTTGTCGCAGATTCAAAACTTGGTTGGGCAAAAGCATTCAAAGAACTTCTTGCGATGTTATATCATGGACAAATTCCAAAATGGGATTTAAGTAAGGTAAGACCAGCAGGAGCACCATTAAAAACTTTTGGTGGTCGTGCATCTGGGCCAGAACCATTAGATGATTTATTTAAATTTTCTATTAAGGTAATGCGTAGTGCCGCTGGTAGAAAACTTACTTCTCTTGAATGTCATGATATTATTTGTAAGATTGCAGAGGTTGTTGTTGTCGGTGGTGTAAGACGTTCTGCATTAATTTCTCTTTCTAATTTATCTGATGATAGAATGAGAGATGCAAAGACTGGAAGATGGTGGGAAACAGAACCACAAAGAGCACTTGCAAATAATTCTGCGATATATACAGAAGTGCCAGATATGGGTATTTTCTTAAAGGAATGGAAATCTTTATATGATTCTAAATCTGGTGAAAGAGGAATTTTTAATCGTGCTGCTGCTGTTAGGGTTGCTTCTGAAAATGGTAGAAGAAAAACTGATGGAATCGAATTTGGAACTAATCCTTGTTCTGAAATTATTTTACGTTCAAGAGAATTCTGTAATTTATCAGAAGTTGTGGTAAGAGCAGAAGATACTATGGAAACTTTAAAAGAAAAAGTAAAACTTGCAACCATTTTAGGAACTTTTCAATCTACATTAGTCAATTTTAAATATATTGCTAAAGAATGGAACAGGAATTGTGAAGAAGAAAGACTTCTTGGAGTTTCACTTACAGGTATTATGGAATGTCGTTTTACAAATGGTAAAGAAAGTGGTTTAGAAGAAAGATTACAAGAATTAAAACAAATTGCAGTTGATACAAATAAAAAGTATGCAAAAGATATTGGTATTAATCAATCAGTTGCAACCACCTGTGTTAAACCATCTGGAACTGTAAGTCAATTAGTAGACAGTGCTTCTGGAATACATACAAGACATAATCCATTTTATATTAGGACTGTGCGTGGTGATGTGAAAGACCCATTGACACAATTAATGATTGATGTTGGATTTCCTTATGAAGAAGATTATATGAATAAGCATAGTATTGTTTTTTCTTTTCCACAAAAAGCCGACAAAGATTCTGTTTTTAGAACTGATATGAGTGCAATAGAACAACTGGCAATTTGGAAAACGTATCAAGAGCATTGGTGTGAACATAAACCATCTGTAACTATTTCTGTGAAAGAAGATGAATGGATGTCAGTTGGTGCTTGGGTTTATGAGAATTTTGACTATATGTCTGGTGTATCATTCTTGCCGTATAGCGACCACATTTACAAACAAGCTCCTTATCAGGATTGCACCGAGAAAGAGTATAATGAGTTTGTGAAAAAAATGCCGAAAGATGTGGACTGGGGATTACTAAGTAAATATGAACTAACTGACCAGACTATTGCATCACAGGAACTTGCCTGTAGTGGGCCAGAGGGGTGCGATGTTACTTTTACTCCAACGGGAATCGCTGGTATATCATAGGGAAATATATGTTGCCAGAGCGATTTTAAAGGGGTATTTGGTCGCTATTAATAGCGCCAAAGGTGTTTGTTCCTAACGTTATAAAATGAGTTAAAATGATTGATTTGAAATGATAGAAAATGTAAATTTATATGGTAGTGGAGTTGTTTCTGTTGGAATTGATTACTCTATGAGCAGTCCAGCGATATGTTTATCGTATGCCGAAGAGGTGTCTTGGCAAACTTGTAAGATTTTTTATCTAACCGACAAGAAAAAATACTTAGGGCATTTTGCTGAAGATAAAATTATTGGTCAACAGATACATACAGATTGGACATCTCAGCAAGAAAGGTTTCATTCACTTTCGAATTGGATAATGGTACATTTGAATCTAGATACTGATGTGAAGGTATACCTAGAAGATTATTCTTTTGGAAGTAAAGGCAGAGTTTTTAACATAGCAGAAAATACTGGCATCTTAAAATATAATCTTTATCTACAAGGCAATCCTATTATCTTATTACCACCAAGCATTATAAAAAAATATGCTACTGGAAAAGGAAATGCTGATAAAGAATTAATGTATGAAGCATTCTATGATGAAACCAAAATTGATTTACAAAATATTTTGAATTCTTCTATATCAAACCCTTTGACTGATATAGTTGATGCTTATTTTATTTGTAAATATGGGAAACAATATGAGCAAGAAC